TCAGCTAGCTGGAAACTTTTTATACAGAGTTGAGAGCCCTACTCCATACGTTTTTGATACGCTTTGTCGTGATTCACCGGTTGCCATCCGCTCCCCCATTTCCCGCCATTGCTCATCCGTGAACTTAGGCCTGCGACCACCAACTCGCCATTTTGCCCTGGCTACGGCCAGCCCTGCTAAGGTACGTTCGCTATTAAGATCAGATTCATATTGTGCTGCGGAAAGGATGTTACGAAAGTTATAGCGGCCGCTGGCTGTTTTGAGATCCACGCCATCGGTAATACTGCGGAAGTTGATACCCTTTTCCTGTAACTGCTGGAACATCAACAGCGCATGCAGAACGTTGCGGCCTATCCTGTCCAGCTTCCACACCACCAGTGTATCGCCCGCATTCAGAGTCCGCAGAAGCTTTTTGAGCGCTGGCCGGTTCGCTACCGTCCCGCTCATTTTTTCTTCAAAAACCTGTTCACATCCTGCGCGTTCGAGAGCTTGGCGCTGGAGATCTGTATTTTGGTCATTTGTTGACACTCTGACATAGCCAATTTGCATATTTTTCACCCAATAAATTCTGCAAAAAAATCAGGTGAAGTTATCGGCCAGGCCGGCCCGTGGCAATCTATTAAACGTCGGTTTAGGAGATAGCGTCACAGCCAACTTCGGAAGCCTCGAGATTGGTGCAAAAAAAGCCTCTTCTGCAAGCTTCATCGATTTTCATTTTCTTGGCACCAACGACTATGACGCACGCATCCTTTGTGGCGGCAATTCTAATGGCGCCATGGGGAAAGGAGACCTCACATTTTACGCAGGGAAATACGTTTTTATCGGCGATAGCTTTGAATTTCGTAATCCAATTACCTGCCAGAACAGCATCAGCGCATCGGCAAAAATAGCGACGACTGCTGATATGGAATGCAAAACTAAAATTGCTGTTTTGGCCCCAGCTGACAATCAAGATGCCCATGTGTGGTTCTATGGCACAGGTGGGGCATCCAGGGGAGTTATTTATTCCAGGCAAACAGGAATTATTCAGATCCGTCCTGACAACAATGATAATGGGGGCTCCAACGGATACTCTTTTGCATTTGGGGCTGATGGTAAGTTCACCTGCGTCACGATGAATCAGACTTCGGATGAACGAGTTAAATTCGACAAAGAGCCCGTCAGTAACGCTCTGGAGAAGATTTGTTCCCTGACGGGTTATACGTTCGGCATCCAGTTGACTGAATCGGAATCGGTGCACAGCGCAGGCATCATCGCTCAGGATTTGGAAAAAGTGTTGCCCGTTGCTGTAAGTGCTGGCGCAAACGGCATTACTCCGACCGGAGAAGAGATTAACGATCTCAAAACCGTGGATTACAGCGCAATGAGCGCACTGTATGTGGAAGCGATTAAGGAGCTCTACGACAGGGTAAGGAGCATGGAAAATGAGTTGGCTAATCTACAAGTTCGTTCAGGAGGCTAGATTTACTTGCCCGAGCCTGAAGTTGTAAAAGCTTTCATTGCCTGTTCCAAACTAGCCAGCCGCTCCTCATGCCGATGAATCGTTTTCATTGCTACTTGTAACGCACAAAGGAGGTCAAGGATAATCGCGTTATTATCGAGAACAAGCCTTTCCCTATAGCCATGGGTAATTTTATTCCCTTCTTCATCAAACTCCTCTGTGCCGTCAGGTTCTCGGGTGTGCTTGACGTACAGAGGCTCAACCAGCTCCGCTTGTTGTGCGATAATCCCCCTCCGCACTCTCCGTTTTTCATCATCAATGTACTTAAATTTTCGCAGTTCCAGCGCTAGTATTTTTTCCACGGACTCCTGCCCGTCAAACTCCTCAATATCGCATTTGAAATTGATATCTGAGGTTCCAGCTAAAGCCAGTGTGCCCCCTGCAGCTGGGAAATTAATAACCCATTGTCCTACCGAGTTTATGCGATTGCGACGCGCTATATAAAATAGAGGTGTTGCTCCAGGGTCGCCACCGGCCATTTCAATAAGATTTGTACTACCTACAGCATCTTCATTATTTGACAAAGAAGTCAGGCTAAATGATGCATATGAAGCACTTTTTCTTACCGCCAGATTGTCACTAAACGTATTCCCCTTGTTTGTCATGGCAAGATAGGAACCATCCAAAAGCGCAGCTGTTCCTAAACCGACCTTTAGTCACCATCACCGGCAGTCATGGCCAGCTCCGCAGCTCTCATTCTTTGGTTTTACAAAGAATCGGCAGGCATTTCGACACGCACGGACACAAACTGGTCACGGGGGATATCGACCGGGTCGCCATCATTGATACCCTGTAGCTCGTTCCTGGCGAACGCCGGTGCTTCCGGGTGTGTACGGTGATAGGTTTTCACCAGCACAGAACCGTCCGCATTAACTTCATAATCGAGCCAAATCAGCGGCTGCTTGTTGCGGTCAGTGGGGATATCAAAACCGCCGTCTATGCCTCCCCACGCGGCATCAGCATTAAGCCCCATACAGCCTTCAATGAGATATGCTCCGGTATTAATACGGGTTACAGTGCATCCTGCTGACTCATCATTCAAATGGAATGAACCATCGCTAAATATTTTGACGACTGGCGATGCTACTTTTAGTGTGCCGTCACTGGCCTTTGTAGTATTTCCTGTGCTGTAAAATTCGACAAGTTGCCCGTTATAAGTCGCATCACTACTCAACGTTCTTAAGTACAACTTGGGCTTTGTGGCGATAATAGTTGGGATGATTAACTGATACATGGTGTTGGCATCATACGGCACTTCGATCAACGAAACGTTATTGTCTATGCCACCAAGTAACATTAATGCTCGATAGAACCCAGCCCCTACGCGGTCATCCTGATGAATCCTATTCATACCATTGCTGCCGACCCCGAAATCTCCGACTGCGAGCATTGAACCAGAAGTGCTATACGCGTCACGAGTGGCGCTACTTCCTAAACCGAGGTTTGTGCGAGCGGCTTCTTTGGTTTTTGCGCCGGTCCCACCCTGGTCAATACTCAATGCTGTACTTAGCCCTTTCAGCTCTGTGATATCGCTATTTGCCCCTTTCCGGGCGAGACCACCGATGGCAGGAATGCTGAGGCTGGTGCCGTTGATTGTCACAGTGACCAGTTGGTTCGCTGAGGTACTGGCGAACGTTTCCCACGCACCGATATTCTCGTCATACTCATTGATGAGCTGAGACATGGCCTGTGCCAGTCCATCAACCGAGATAATGTCTGATACCAGAATGCCGTACTTCTGGCCGCTCAGCGCCGGGGAAGCAGCTGGAGTAACCGTCATTGACGTGGCGCTGTTCACGGATGAAATCTGAAACAGCTGCACCGGGTTAGACATCACGATAATCGTCTGGCCAGCGCGGACCTGGCTGGCCGGTGCCGTCCAGTTTGTACCCGTCCCGGTGGCGGTATTTCCATTAATGGCGATGGTGCCGGTGTTATAAAGCATATTTTCTCCAGGCAATAAAAAAACCCCGCCGGAGCGAGGTTTATGTTTAAGCGTAGTGGGTTATTTGCAGGTTGTTTCGGTAAATGTATTCGCACTTACCCAGCGCCAGCTGAAAGGATATCCAGCCCGGTACTGCGTCTGGTTGTTTTGTTTACGCACACCGTAAATCTGAACCGTAGTTTCCTGACCGCCAACGATTGCAGTGCCGCTGCAAACTGGTTCCTGTTTCTCAATTACGCCAGCGCATCCTGTAAGCATGACAGCGCCTGCCATGCAGATAATCAGTTTTCTCATTTTGATAGTATCCAGAGGAATTCAGTATCTTAGACGATAACAATACAATTCTGGTGGGTATAATTGATTGGATAGATCAATATTATGTTATTGATCGCTAAAAACGATCAATCAATCATAGGCCGCTGTATTTATGGCGGTTAATGAAATGCCAGTATTCGTTCCCCCTCCAGGTGAACCTGCCCCAGTGGAGGTCCCCCCTGCGTTTATCCTCGTATTGGCCCCGTCAAACCTGCATGAAGAATAAGCATTTATCGTGTAGATAGTCGGAGGCTGGGTTGAATTATTCACAATGATGGTCTGACCCAACTGAGCAGGTGCAACGGCCCATGACCCGCTCAGCGTCTGGTCAATATTTATCCCGCCGTTTGCACCAGGCGTGCCAACCGTCTGCAGGTCTGATAGCACACGGGACTCATTAGTTAACACAAGCTTTCCGCTCGCATCCCATATTGCCAAACCCCATTTCGGTAATATCTGCGGGAATATGGCAAAAACGTACGCCGTTAAAGTGAAACTTTGGTTGTAGGGATTAACACCAGCAACATACACATTACCGCCGTTCCTGTAAGACATAACCGGAGTGGGCTGTGCTGTATTGGTGGTTTTGATAAAAACCATCACTGGGTAATCAGCGTTTAAAGCGATATTTTGAGCAACCTGCTGAGAACTGCCATTCGCGGATGAATTGAAGGTATACTTCCCGTAAAGACAGAAAGGCGTTGATTGTGGCGTTACAAAGGGATTCCCGTTATCCATTAATATCATCGCGCCAAATTCGGCCATTATGCTTTCTCCATGAAAACGACCACCTCACATTTAGAGGCCGGGTAATTACCCAGGCCCACAGAAGAGGCTGCGGTTACGGTTATTGTGTTCCCTGACGCGACAATGCTCCTCCCTACGCTGTTACCTCCTTCATCAAGTGAGAGCGCAAAACCGACCTTCATTCCTGAGGGTACAGTGAAAGACCAGCTGCCGGAGTTTTGTCCGGCGGCAAGTTGTATACGTCCAACAACGGAAACGGGCTTGATTCCGTAGTTGTTGGGGTTTCCCGAAGCATCCCAGGTCTGTATTCCATAAGCCATATCAGAACACCCCCGTTAATCGGCCAACCTGCACTCTCAGAACGTTGTTGCCATCCTTGACGCTGATTGTCTGGTTGGTCTGCTTCATGGCTCCCTCCCCAGCTGTCGAACCGTAGTTCTCAAACGTCCCGGACTTATCCAGTTTCCAGCCAACAGAGCCGGCAACATAATTGTTCGACTGGATGTAATTGCCAATTTTTGCATTGCTTATGGTCCCGTCGCCAATGACTGTATCCCTGATAATGGCCTGGCCATTCTGGATAACGAACGGCAGTGTTACAGTCCCGCCGACCATAGTAGTCACGGCGAAACGGTCTGCCAGGAAGATTACCTGTGACTGCATGCCGGAGGGTGTATTTTGAACCCCTATACCCATCCCGGCAGCGTAATACTGCCCGTTACTGGACACCCCCACCTTGATGTTATACATCGCGCTGAGGTTACCGTTTACATCTGCTATAGCCTGTGCGTTGACGTTTATCGCTGCACTGTTTTCGCCTGATTTAACAGTCAGAGTGTTGATTTTTGTTGCCGAAGCCTGGGTGAAATCAGCAAGAGTTTCTGTCAGGTCCGTTGAGTTAGAGATATTGCCACCAGCTTCTGCATCCAGTGTGACCAGCGCGCGTGCGACCGCCTGGCTGGTATCGGCAATCGTAGTATCCACTCTGTCTATACTGGCACTGTTCCCGGCGTTTGTTGCTGTCTGGGAACGACGACTGACAACCTGCGCCAGCCCATTCTGGATTATCGCAATTGCCGAATTCTTCACGCCTCCTGTCATACCGTCCATTGAAACGGAAATCTCATCGATTTTTACCGCCGCCTGCGCCAGCCCGTCAGCGTTTTCCTGTATATCTTTCGCCTGCTGCTCCAGCTCGTCTGCATGGTTTTTGATTTCGTCAGCCATGCCAGCAATTTTTTCGTTGCTGTCCACCGCGTTCTCGATCAGGTCTTTGAACGTTTCCGACTCTTTCATATCCTCCAGAATGTCATTAGTTATTTCGCTGACATCTATCGAGGACGTGCCCATGATCCAGTCGGTCCAGTCCCCGGCGTTACCGATACGGTCAATCAGGCGCGCGCGGTACCACTGGCGAACGCCGGCAGGCATGGGGCCATGCTGATAATCTGCAGCCGGGTACGGCACCAGGACCAGCAGTTCAGGATTGGCGTAGTCGGCAGTTGTGGCGCGCTGAATCTCTGTATAGGCCGTGTCGCCTGAGCCATCCGGAAATTTCCAGGTCAGGTCGATATGCCAGACCACATCTTCGGTCGCCAGGAAGTTGAGCGGAGTACCCGGTTTTCCCGTTTTACCGGAGAGATAAGTTGTTTCACCGTATCCCCATGGTGACGACGTATCCTGCGCATTCAGCGCCCGTACGCGCACGTCATAGCTGCCCGAATAAATGCCCTGAACCGAGAAACCCTGCGCGCTGGTAACCGGAACGTTTATCCAGTCCCCGTTGTCCTTACGCCACTGGGCAACATACCGGATTGCGCCCTCTACCTTATCCCATGACACGTCCAGGCTTGCTACAGTCAGCCCCTGAGACACATGATCGCTCTCAGTCACCACGATATTCTTCGGAGCAGACAGGACGCTTATCGGCGTGACGGTGATCGGGGGAGACTCGACCCGAACGCCGTCATCGATGTAACGATATTTGTTTGGATCGTGCTGAACGGCCGTAATAGTGAAACCGCCTGTACTGTCGTCGTTAGCCGCGATTGAGGTGACCCTGAAGTACTGTATTGCGAGGTTATCACTGTCTATCGCCCAAACAGCGCCCGCCACAGGAACCTGACTGAATGCCGTAGCCACCGTCACCGTTTTTTTATCGGCGCTCACCGCGCTGATTGTCCGCGTCTGGGCTTTTCCGTCGGGAAGGTTAACCACCAGCCGGTCTTTCGCCGCGTAGTCTATTTCTCGATCGAGGGTAATTTGGCGGCCGTTGGCCGCGCTTATACGGCCCCCGTTCTCCTTACCAGAGCGGAAAGGATCGGCGACACCGATAATTTCAGCGGGCAAAGGGATATAACCGTCCAGCCCCACGCCAAACGATACGGTCCCGTCTTTGGCATTGGAGAGCAATACCCAGCGACCGCGTCGGTGCGCTTCACTTTGCGAGGTGCAGCCGATTGCGGTCAGGGACGTCTGCCGGACGTCGTAACGTTCTACAAGCGCCGAATCGTAAACCCCCTCAACGGTATCGCTGTAATGGTTCTGCGGATCGGACCAGGACACCAGGCAGGAGCTGTAGCGATTCTTGTATGAGCCGCCCGCATAAGTAAACAGCCCATCGATAACGTTTGAGACGTTATAAACCCAGTCAACATCGTCCTGCGGGACGTCTGCCTGGACATAAATCTGATCGTTGCCCCAGAACGTTATTCCACGAAATACCGCGGCGAGATCGTTAAGTACCTGCCAGGCGTCCTCCTGGCTCTGAATGAAAACGTTGCAGGTGAAACGCGGTTCGGTGCCACCGGCCCCGTCGGAAACCATTTCGTCACAGTACTGGGCGATTGAATACAGCGCCCACTTATCCACCATGGACGCATCCACGCGCGTGCCCATGCCGTAAATTTCATCCAGAACCAGATCGTAAAAGATCCAGGCAGGGTTATTGGACCATGCCATTTTGAACCCGCCGGACCATGAACCAGAATAGGTTCGGGTTTTCGGATCGTAATTATCCGGAACCTTAATCAGCTTGCCTTTTATCTTACAGGTCACTTTCGGCGCGCTGCCGTTGAATTGGCTGCTGTCCACTTCGACATACAGGAGCGCTGTTAAAGGATAACGAAGCTTGCTGTCGATGACTTCCGCATACGAAAACACCTTGAAGGCGTTAACCAGTTTCGAATTTGATCCGCTGGCATCAGCCGTAATACGCCTGACCCTGACAGACCAGCCGGACGTGGATTTTGGCAGATCGATACGGTGGTCACGCTGATATTCCGTCGTGGTCTTTCCGTCAAACTTGCCGTTTACAACCGTTTTCCAGGCGCCGCCGTCCGTTGATAAATCGATCGCATACTCGGTGACCGTGCCCACCATATCGCCATTATCTTTATAGAGATACTGGACCGGAAGGCTGAGCTTGATACGGATGGCATCCAGGGAAAGGTTTGTAAACTGGCGCGTCCAGGGCGCGGTGGTGGTGACAGTTGTGCCCACGGCCAGCTCGTTGTCGACCTGGGGCATCCCGGCAATATAGGTCTGGTCCTGTGTGCCCTTGCGGAACTCCCATTTCACGCCGCTGAAGTTGTATTCCCCGCTGTCGTTTGCCAGCGGCGTATCGTTGAGAAAAATGTTCTGAGCGGTCAGGTCGCCCTGTATTTCCCCCTCAGAAACGGCAATGAGCATTTTTAATTTTGCGACCGACAGCAGATCGTCAGGCTGCTCAACCGGAGTATGTGAACTGCCACCTCCCCCTTTGGCACCCTGCAGGATGGTTTCTTGTTTAAGAAGCTGCATTTTTTCACCCATAAAAAAAGGTGCCGAAGCACCTTTAAGTTAGTGGCCGCTGGCCTACTGCTGATCGCTCGAGTACATACCGGCGCTGACTATCGCTCCCCCTGCCTCAGTCAGACCGTAGGCCAGGGGGACAGGATGCCCCATAGCGACGGTATTGACCGGCGCCCCGAAGGCGTAGTTAGGCGTGTTGTCCGTGCTGGAGGATTTACCCGCGCCGAAGGATGGCTGGGGCGTGAGCATCTGGACAACGCCCCCCAGCATCATCGACACTCCGACCCCTGTCAGAATTGACGTGGCGCTGATAGCTGTTGCACTCATCGCCGCGCCCCAGGCTGCCATGCTCGCACCAGCGGTAAAGAATGCAGCGACCAGCGCAACAGCCCCGACAACTATCTGCAGGACGCCCGAACTTTTGGCCCCCTCATAAACGGGCACGATCCGGTACACGCTTCCACCGCGGGTCATATCAAACTCTTCCAGCCCGATATTGTTGCCACCGTTAAAAAAGGCGAAACGGATCCCCTTCATATGAGCTTCAGACATATATTTTTTGAATCCGGGAACCTGTGAACACATGGCCCTGAGCATCTCGCGCAGGTCGGCAACATCAAACTGAACGCGTTTACCGAATTTTTTTGCCATTTTACCTTCGAGAATAAGCGTCTTAACCATGCATTCTGTCCTTATGCCTGACCACCCGGACCGTTCTGTCGCGATAATATTTTCCATAAGGCGTTCGCGAAGAAAGGTGCCCGAAAAGATGATGGAGAATGATGTTATCACCCACATATACCGCGGCGTGATTAGTCACCGATGCCTGCACACTCATCATGATGATATCTCCGGGCTGCATTGCACCGGCGGCAATCTCAACGAATCCCTCACGCTCCCAGTTGTCGTCGTAGAGACGCTCCTTGCCGCTCTCCCACCATTCGTAAGGTACTGAATAATTGCCGAGAACAATGCCGTATTCGCGCAGATAAAATTCACGGATAAGCGACCAGCAGTCGGCGTAACCCAGCACCCACTGCCGCCCGGCATAATCCCGGTCTTCACGCGGGGAAATCGTACAAAAATCCCCGTCCGGCCAGGACATGATCCCCCACTCAATCCCCGACCAGTCGCACTGGATCCGGTCCAGCTCTGAGGGCACCAGCCGAACCACATCCGGATGGGAATGAATGAGCATGATGATCTCACCGCGCGCGCGGGCAGCGAGCTGGTCTTCCGGGGAGAGCGTGAATGTCTCCTCGGGTTTATCGGCAATGTTGCGGCAGGGAATAAAGATTTGTTGCTGGCCTGACTGAACAATCAGGCCGCAGGCTTCTTTGGGGTATTCAGCAGCGACGTGCTGACGGATAGCATCCAGCAATTTTTCACGCATTTTTATTTCCCCTGCAGGTTTGCAGCCGGAAAACCGCCGAACGGCAGCGGCGCATCCGGGCCGTGACGCTCCTGACAATCCTGCCGGCGGCCGCCACAAACATCTTTCGACGGGTCATCGGTCGGTGTACCGTCTTTGGTAAAGTATTTCGTGCCGTTGTAATCGCATCCGGTCCCGCTTCGGTACCAGCCCCGCATACACCAGGTGCAGACAGGCGTAATCTGCCGTGTCGGCAGCTGCAGGCTCTGAATATCGAAAGGAGAACACAGCTCGAAATCAACCTGTACCCGCGTCTCTGCGGTTTTAGCATTGACGTAAAAGAGCTGTAAGCGCTCATCGGCCGGGCTGGCACCCGGATTACCGTTTTTCCAGTTGGCGGCATCGAGATACTTCGAAAGCGTGGTATGGATTTTGACCTTAGCCCTGACCATATCGTCATATTCAAGACACAGCGCGGTGACATAGTTTCCGACGTTCCCGACGGACAGCGTGGGCGTTGGCTGGGAACCTGTACTCGATAACTCCATCCCCTTAAGTTCGTAGGGATGGGGATCGTACTGGTTTCCCTGCCAGATAATGGCGGGCAGATTTTCTGCGGCGAAGGCTGCCCACCCCTCTTCCTGAATATTGTGCGCATGAAAACGCAGCACCTGATCCATACCGAATTCAGTGCCGTCGATCTCAATCAGCTGAATAACGCTGCCGGGCTCAAGCTGTTGTATGTCTGCCGTAAAACTCATACTCCCCCCATAAAAAAAAGCCGCCCGGAGGCAGCTTTCAGTGTTTTTCGAGAAAATCAGGGCGCGAACGCCTGTTCAAAAGTGAAGGCCACAGTGGCTTTTTTCCCGGTAGGGAAAGAAACGCTGAACGAATCGGCCTTCATTCTGAACAGCTTTTTTTCACCCCATGGAGTGGTCCACCAGAACGATTTAGTAACGTGAGACATCAGGAAAGCGCGCAGCGCAGCCGCCTCCTGTCTGGTGCCCGTCCAGTCCAGGTTCCACGTTTCCTGTTTGTCGTTGATCCCCATCCCCGCTATCTGTTTGTAGCCATCCCCGAACTGGGCCTGCAGCGTTCGGGCTGTTTCAGTGCCCTGCGCTGTTTTTCGCGTGCGCCAGGTAAACGTGTCCGTCACTGTGTCCTCCTCGAATAAAGCACGCCGCCCGCGGACATTTCTTTTTTCAGTCGCTCGGTGATTGTCTGCTGAACAATCGCCTGCAGCTGTTTCGCCGTCCCCGTGGCGTTCGCCTGATTTATGCTTCCGTCACTCCCCTGCTGGCTGATGCTGACTGGGGCATAAACACTGATCCCGCCCATGCCAGCACCGGCTGCGTTCCCGCCGCCGACCAGACCACCCGAGGCATACCCGCGCATCAGGCGATAGAGATTAGCCACGCCGATGCGGCTGGTTGATTCTTTGGTGAAGACGAATTCCCCGCGGTGAACGATACCGGCTGGCTCGTACTTGCCGCCGTGCCCGGTAAAACCGCCCACGTCAAAACCCTGTGGCCGGTATGACGGGACCGCGAATGACTGACCGGCAGAGGAGGTTTTCGCCCCGCCGCTAACCCAGCCCATTGCACTCTGGATGGTGTAAGCCACCAGCAGCTGGTTGATAACGGACACAATCATTTTAAGGATCGAGCTGGTGAATTCCCTGAAGCTCGCCTTCCCGGTTGTCGTCAGGCTGGTAAGCTGGCCCGCCAACCCGCTGAACGTAGCCTGAGAAATCTGCTGAACGGAGCTGAAAACGTTTGTCGCTGAATCCTGATATTCGGCCCAACCCTGTTTCGCACCGGCCAGCCAGTTTGCACGCAGGGCATCTTCAGCTTCGAACGTCGCCCTTTGCTCTTCCAGAACCTTTTGCTGCGCCTGAGGGTTGTACGAATAGCTTTCGCTGAGACGCTGCAGCGTAGTTTGTCGCCCGGCTTCCCGGGTGGATACCCCCTCAGACTGAGCCTGCAGGCCCGCCCTGGCGGCTTTTTGCTGCTGCTCAAACTTCACGGCCTGATCGGCCAGCTGGTTGAGCTTTTGCTGGCTGGCAACCTTATCGCCCAGATCGGCCAGCTGCCGCTTGTACTCGAGCGTTTCTTCCTTGTGCGCCAGCAGGGATTTTTCCTTCACCGTAAGCTGACGACGCCCCGCGGCCTCCTGCAGAACGGTGAACTGATTTTCAGTCTGCCAGAGATCCTGACGCTGTTTGCTTATGACGTCGTTTACGCTGGTATGCTGCTCGAGCGTTTTAAGCTGGGCCTGAAGGGTGAGGAGTTCAGCCTGAGCTTTTTCCTCTGCCTTATCACCAGCAGGAGTGGTGTATCCTTTCGACTTGGGGACTTTTGGATCCTTATAGAGTTCCTCTATCCCCTTTCTGGCCTGAGCAATCTCTGCCTTACTGAGCGGCTTAACACGCTGTCCCTCTGGAAGAAATTGCGTTTTTTTGACCAATTCAGCATTTGTTGTGATGGCTTTATTGAGTTCCCTTTCAGCATCTGCCCTTTTCTGTGCTTTGCTCGCTCCTGCGTCCAGGTACTTGTTCAGAATCCCCTGTGCTTTCACTCCTTCAGTATTCAGCTGCTGCGATTTGACCTGTGCCTGGTTGTAACCCTCCTGTGAACGAATCACAAAAGTAAGTTCACTTTCCTTCTGACGTAATGCAGCCAGCTCTTTTTCTGCTGCACCCCCATCACCAGTATTGCCCATTCCAAAAACACCCGGCCGGGTGTTATCCGTCAGGGTTTTTATCCGTGCCCTGACAGACTCCAGCTGATCGCTGGCCGTTTGCTGGCGACCAATACCAAGGGCGGCATCCCAGTAAGCGCCCCATGTATCCGTTACGCCACGAACAAAGCGATCTATCAGACCCAGGTTATCAAGTACCTGCTGGCTTCGCTGTTGCTCAGCAGCACTATAAGCCTGCGCGGCCTTCTCTCCTGCCGCCTCTTTATCACCCCTGCGCTCAAGCTCGGAAATATATTGGAACTGAGCTGCCGAGAGGTAATGTAGCTGACGGTTAAGCTCTTCTGACGCCTGTGATGGCGAATCATATAATTTCTTAAAGTTCGCGAGGGTTTTATCCACCGACTGCCCGACCGCGTCCTCCATTGCTGCAGCCGTCGTGGTGATGTATTCCAGCTGGTTTCCCCGGAACTGCCCGCTACCAACAACCTTCGCAAGAGTGGCAGCTGCATTTCCGGTGGTAACACCTGCCGTTTCTGAAATTTTGCGAGCTAAATCGCTCAGCTGTCCGGTTGTCTTACCGGCATAATTCCCCGTCAGAATAAGCTGTTTATTAAATTCAGATGCTTCACTGCTGCCTTTGTACCAGGCAACGGCCAGTAGTGCCAGCCCCCCGACTAGCCCACCCATAGCAAGACGTACTGGAGTCAGAGCCCTCAGAAAACCTCTGCTGTGTTCTGTATTCTCCGCCAGTGCATTGGCATTTTCAGAAAGTGATTCCTCGGATTCATCTGCGGATGATTTAATCCCCAGTAACTCCTCTTTGATAATCTGGAAAAGATTACCGACTCCACCGAATGAATCGCTGATTTGCCCGCCCTGCTGCATTAGGACCATCCACAGCGGCATTCCACCTGCTATCGAGGTTGCAATATCCGTAAACTGAGCGGGTAACATACGGATCGCCTGGCGATACTGCCCGGCACTGAGCGTTCCTCTTCTCCATGCATTTTCCTGTTCCTGAAGTCTTGCAATAAGTGGTGCAGCTTCTTCACTTACACCCAGTTGCGCGGCCTTCAGATTCAGTAATTCGGTTCTGGATAATTTTTGTTCTTCAACCTGGGATTTGAGCTGTTGGAGAAACCGGGATCGAGCCTGACTGGCTTTTTCTTCGGCCTGTTGTAGTTCTTTTTGCCGGGCCGTGGTCTGGGATATCAGCGCAAGATAATCCTGCTGCGTGATATTCCCCTGCGCACGGGCCTTCCGGAATTGCTCCTGAACCGACGACAGAGAGTCCGTTTCTCCGGTCAGCGACCTCACGCCATCAATCTGTCGATAGAACGACGCCGCCAGCGCATCCTGTTGCTGCGCAAGCGCTGATGCCCGGGATGCGTTCTCCCTGAGTTGCTCACTTAATCCAGCCACTCGCTGGTAGGTTTGTTCAACGGACTCGCCGACTTTTTGCATGTCAGCGCTAAGACCAGCTGCAGCCGTTGACTGCTGAGCCAACATATCCGACATGGCCGCACCGCTGCCTGCAGCTGCATTAGCAAGCGCCGAGGCCTGCAATTCTGCGGCCTGTTGCATACGTGTACGGACTTTTTCGGATTCGTCCCCCATTCCGGTTAGCTGCCCCTTTATACGGGCAACCTGCTCGCTAAAAGTGGCACTGTCGACATCAAGGTTGATGACCAGGTCGCTAATCTGCTGGGCCATATCGGATACCTCCTGTTATCCCCTCAGCGGCGGTCATCAGCGTATCATCATCCGGCTCGTCATCGCTGATGACGCTTTCCGAAGGAGAAAGCAGGCTGAAATGTGCGGGGGTAAGTTCCGGATCGCGGAAGAAAAGAGTAGAGATGGAATAAAGCAGCCCGGAGAAATGCGCATCGAGCTGTGCGTCCTGAAAATAATGCTCCCGGTAGAACAGGTGCCAGTCGCCCAGTTCACTGGAAGTCATCCCAGCCAGCATGGCGCGCCAGTCGGGTCGACCGAACTCGCGCGCCAAATTCAGGACAAACTTCAGCTCGCTGGCAAGGGCTTTTCCGCGGTAACGGATTCTTCGTTAGCAGAGGATTCAGTTACACCCTCCACGTCCTGATGATCACCTTTCTCATCTTCAACGGGGAATAACATGCCTGATAGTAGCTTGACCTGCATTTCGGCTTTGCCGATAGCCTCCGGCGGCCAGCCGCTCAGGACCTGCTGATACAACTTTTCCACATCCGTGCCGGCCGGATCGTTATGCCACAAAGACATCGCGATCAAGCGCGCACCGCAGCGAATATTTGAACCTATCAGCCGGGTCGTGACTTCCTGATCGCTTATGCCATCGCTGTCAGCGCTGACGGCCTTCTCCTCATTTGCCATAAACGTGAGGAACTCAATACGCTGAAGGGCCGACAGCTCGAAGATGGTCAGGGACTCTTTTTGCCAGGTGAAATTATCTTTTTTCAGAAACATGAGCCTTTCCTTATGCTGCTGTTACGGTGACTTTGCAGACCGCAACGAAATTACCGTCGCTGGTCATAACAATAATGTCAGCGGTGCCTGCCGCCACGCCGGTGACCGTGATCGCATTGCCGCTAACGGTGACCGTTGCTTTTGCCCCGTCAGAGGTTGCCACGCGGAACGAGGTATCTGAGGCGCTGGCAGGGTTAACCGTCACATTGAGCGTTGTTGTTGCGCCGACGGCCACGCTTACCGTGGCTTTATCGAGCGTAACGCCGGTCACGGGGATATTCGGGGTCCCGCTTTCTTCTGCCAGTTCCGGCTTGCCGGTATTGGTGATTTTCGCTGTACGGGTAATGACCTCTTTTGCCGGAATGGCTTTACCCAGGCTGCTGCACCAGCCGCGGAAAACGTCGACGGTACCGTTCGGGTATTTGATTTTGTAATAGCGTACTGAGCCATCAATAAACCATGCGACCAGGTCTTTTTGCCCTTCTTCACCCGGCTTCCAGGCGAGGGTGAACGAGGTATCGCCAGCAGATTTTGCCCCCTGGGCCGTCGCGTTCCAGTCGGCATCTTCGTCGTCGAGGTAAGTGTCGTCATACGATTCGGCGGTCATCTCGCCCGGCGTCAGCTCTTTAATTTTCGCCAGACGGTTCCAGTCGATATCCGAGAGTGGGTTAGCGAAAGCGTTGCCCGTTCCGGTGTAAAGCCAGAGTGTGGTACCGGCGCCTTTTACGGGTGCCAGCGGGTTTGGAGTAGGCATAAGTACCTCTTAAATTGAATAGGTGATTAAGTACGTGAAATCGACAGAACCCCAGGTGGCCATTTCATCATCCCGCTGATAGTCATAACCCTGCGGGGTGAACGTCTCGACCAGTTCGGTCAGACCCGGTATGAAGGCCATTGCCGGATACACTTTCTCTTCCATCCAGGAATCAAGCGCGCTGTCGGGGCTGGAGGCTTTAAGAAATACCTCGATGTGAACAACCGCCTGCCACGAATCTTCGTCAAGCGAATCGCCGGTGTACTCCGCGTCTGAAAGGTAAACAGCCACGGCAGGGAGATCCTGCTCTTCAAGAAAAACAGGGCGCCCGTCAAACCAGGTGACCGTGTCGGTGATCTCGGCTTTCAGTTTTGCCAGAATGGCTGCACGAATTGCGCTGTGTCTGTTCATCGCTTCAGGTGAATCCTCAGTTGGTTTTTCAGGGCTGCGGAAAGTTCTTTAGGCATATCGCTTTCAATAAGGCGCTTTGAAATAGCGGTGAATGCCACGGTGAGCGGTGTCTCAAGAGGAACTTTGACCACATCAATCGGATAACGGGCCTGACCTACGCGCCGCATGACTTGCCAGCGCCCGTTCGCAAGCTGTTGAATAAAAGCGTTACGAAAGGTATAGGGTCCGATTTTGAGGACGCTACCCGCTCCGTTTCTGGCCCCTTTTTTACGCGAGAGCCGGACGCGCGCCGTGCCGAGCTTAATCGCGGGAAGATTACCGCGGTTGATTTTTATCGACGCGACCGGGCGATCGTGGCGGGCCTTGCGCAGACGGGAACGCTGCCGAACCAGACGAACCGGAAGCCCCTTTTTCCGGTTATCATCAACTGTTGCTTCTTTCGCTACAGCTTTGCTCCCCTGGCTTATCGTTCTGCTGGCCACCCGGTTAAGTGCTTTTGCGGTTGCCTCAGGAACGATTAACCGGCTGAGGCTGTTCAGGTTCTGAATAGCCCTTTCCAGTCCTTTCACAGACATAGCGCCTCCTCATTCGAGATGGATGCGGGGTTTTCCGTTGAACATGTCATAGCGGGTAACGATCAGGTTCTTACCGTCGTAGTCGACGCTGTCGTTTCGGCGTGGCTGGTAAAGCTCAGAGAAAACCACCAGCGAAGTACCTGTTCCCGACAATGGCCCCATTTCCTCGAGTTGCTCGGCGGGAACAACGTCATAGCTGCTGCCATTGATGATCGCTGTCTTTCCCATCTTTTTTATAGTGGCCGCGTCCATGCGCGCCGCCATCCGGTCAAAGGAGTTAGGCATTGATCTTAACTTCAACAACGGTGGTGTTTGCCCCTGCATCTTCCCAGGCGATGCCCGCGGCAACGGCGTCCGTTTCTTCGATCGTGATTTTGCCGTCCTTCAGATACACCTGCGCCCCGGCAGTAACCGCATCTGCGGATACTTTTGGCAGGAGGAAAACACCCTCAGTAAAACCGTCCCCGGTATCGCCAGCCGGGATATCGGTAATTGCCACCGCGATAAGTTTTCCAACAACAACCGGGTCGCCGCTGTGAACATCGGTTGCACCACTGTTTACCAGAGGGATCGTTTTCCCGTCCTGCGCATAGTTCTTAGCCATAACTTCTCCATTCAGCCCCTTTCGAGGCTGGTTTCAGGTATAAAAAAAGCCCTTACGGGCGTCTGTTTGTCAGGACTGTTTTTTACTGACCAGAGGATTTGGTCATGCCGCGATAGTCCAGCGGCGCCACGCCAGCATCAATACGCACTTTCGTGGCGATACCATCAGTGGTGAAGCCTTCCTGCTGATCGATGTATGGCGTGTCGACGCCGTTGAGATAAGCGACCTCAATGGTGTCGGTGCCCTTCGCGGCAGCCAGATACCAGGCTTTCGCATCAGCTTCATCCAGACGTGGTTCGGCAATGACTTCTGCAAAGTTCTGGATAGGGTTAACGATCCCGGCATTGATGTCTGCACCTTTAACACTGGCCGACTTGATGGTCTGATTTGCCAGAGTTTCCAGGGCGACGGGCACCAGCATGTAGGCCGGACGGATATTCAGGGTTCGCTCCCCCTCCTTCTGCAGACGCATCAGCTTGCGCGATTCGTCCAGGCTGGCCACAGAAATTGCACCCGAGCTCAGGTTCTTGTGATCGGCATGGAACAGCGCCTTTCCGTCTGAGAGTTTCGGGTTTTTGGTCAGAATGGCGTAAACCAGATCGCCAATCGTTGCTTTCGCCGCGCGCCCCATCTTCATCGGTACGTCGGTAAGCTGGTTCAGATCGTCGTTGATGATCGCCTGGCGAGTTACTGAGAAGATTTCACCATACGTGGCAAGCGCGATGGTTTCGCCTTTGTCACTGGTAGTGATGTACTTGTACTCAGCCCCTTCGCGAACCTGTCGCAGAGAAGGGAACCCACCCATACCGACACGATGCGCCGTTTTGAAGTCCGACAGCTGGCCTTTTTTGGTCCACTGCTCGAAGGTTTCCTGCGCCTCGTCCCAGCCCTGAATCAGCGCTTTGTTCGCAACATCAAGCAGAATGTTGCCAAAGTCAGAGGTGCTGTGGGTCAGCGCCAGGCCAACCATCTGCATCGGGTTGTAGCTGGCCACGCCGATACCTTTTTCTGTCAGGGCCATACGCGCATACTCGCGCAGCGTCATACCGTTATAAACGTTATCCCGCTCCTGACCTTCGAACCCGGCACGCGCCATCAGTGCCTGGCGAATACCATCCGCGACGAAGTTACCGTTGCCCGCATGAATATGCGGCTGAGTGGTTTTATTGGACGGCGTGGCCGTTTTACCGAGTTCTGCCAGCAGCAAATCTTTCGCCTTATCGACGGAGCAATCAGGGTCGGCCACACACTGATTCTGCAGTTCCATGTGCTTATTACCGAACATGGCAAAGAGATCGCCGATAGCGTTAACACGGGTTTTCTGCTCAGCCAACACCTGCGCGCGGATCGCATTTTCATCCGGTGCCGGGTCTGTTTTTGCCTGCGGTGCCTGAGGCTGGGTAATAACCGGGTCACGCTGGGTAGTGTTGCGCGGCGGGGTGATCATGTTGCGAATGCTTTTTGGCATTTTTTCAAATTCCTCAATACGTTTTGAATGAATACAGGCCATAGCCTGAAGGGATGGTGTCACCTGGTCGGCAAAACCCAGTTCAAGGCACTCGCTGCCGTTCATCCAGGTTTCGTCCTCCAGCATTGCCGCAATTTCTTCGGTGGATTTTCCGGTTTTCTGTGCATAAGCCGGGATAAGAACGGATTCAACCTTGTCGAGAAGATCCGCATAGTCGCGCATATCGCTCGCGTCACCACCAGCAAACCCCCAGGGCTTATGGATCATCATCATCGTGTTTTCAGGCATGATGACCGGATTGCCTACCATCGCAATCACCGAGGCCATGGAGGCCGCCAGACCGTCGATATGTACGGTAATCGCCGCGCCGTGGTGCTTCAGCGCGTTATAAATAGCAATTCCGTCGAAGACATCACCACCGGGCGAGTTGATATAAAGGTTGATGTGGGTGACGTCCCCAAGTGCCCGGAGATCATTGACGAACTGTTTCGCCGTTACGCCCCAGTACCCGATTTCGTCATAAATAAAAATGTCGGCCTCACTGTTATTGCTGGCCTGCATGCGGAACCACGAATTACTTTTTGCGCTGGCTTTCGGACGGTGGCGCGCCCGGTTCTTTGGCTTCGGCACTGGTGCCTCCTTTATCATTGGCGGGGTCGGTGTCAAACACCAGGCCCTGTTCACGGTTCTCGTCAACCTCAGCTTTACGGCGTGACTTAACATCATCCGGGTTGCGACCGCTGGCACGTATCCAGTCGGATTCAGTAGCAGCACCGCCGCGGATCTGCGTTTTCCAGGCATTCGCTTCTTTAACGGGATCAATCCACGGCATAACGGGCCCCGAATAAACCGCGTTATAAAGCGAGTCCATATCAATGCCTCTCGGCAGCTTGATTTCTCCGGCAGCAATAGCCATCTTGAGCCAGGCTCGGTACATGGGCCGGGTCACTGAACCGATGAACCAGTCCTGAAGAATCAGATAGCCGTCGGTTGACTCGACAAGCTCCTGCCGCTGGGCACTGTACGTTCCGTTGTAGTTTCTGGATGTGCTGGAAAAGCTGAGGCGACTGCCGGCGGACACGGCACGCAGCTGTCCGTTACGAAAAGATTCGAGGTTAGGGTTCGGGCGATCGGATTTAATCATCCCGATTTCTTCCCCGGCCTGCAGTTCGTCATAGAGCATACCGGGCTGAATCATCAGCTCGCGGTCATCGCTGCTTGAATCAGAATCGAAGCTCTGTCCGTCGCCTTTTTTGATATACATGCCGAGTGCCGCAGCAATTCTGGCAGCAGTAAGCTCCGAGTCCTCGTATTCTTTCAGCGCGCTCAGACGCATCAGAACACCAGACAAAAGAGACGTTCCGCGGGTCTGGTGCAGGCGTCGGGTGAATTTGAGATGCAGCATGTTCTCTGCATCTATCTCTTTGGTATCAAACTGACGCCCGGATACTGGCAGGCTTTTATAGACCTGATATTTTTTCGGGCGTCCCCAGTTATCGACAAAAACGCCCTGATTGAGCTGGGTGGCAGCATCGCTGTTCATCGGCACAAAGTCCGGCTCCAGCGCTTCCAGCCAGAACGGCACGCCAGCAACCGGCTGAAGACCATTTCCGGTACCGCGAACCAGCTGAGCAAATACCTCACCGTCCCGGAGCCACGTTCGCAGCATCAGCCGCTCCAGCATTGGGCGGGTAAACTGGGTTGTGACATCTGGCCTTACGGACCATTCGCCCCACTTTCGGCGGATATCAGTGGCCAGCTTTTTAGCGATCTTCCCGTTACTCAGCATCGGATGCGGTTCAACTATGATGCCCTTCGCACCCACCACCCTTTCTTCCAGCTTGTCGAAAACGCCGATCACCAGATCGTGGTTGTTATCCAGCCAGCGCGCCTGCTGCCTCAGCGAAACCGCCCCCATCTGGCTGAGCTGATCGGCTGAACGATTTTCCTTCTGGGCTTTGTGGGTACGCGTTTGCTTTACCGCCTCATACGCTTTAATAACTGCGCGGGCACGCAGGCGTGAGGCTTTCCAGCCTGGTGAAAACAGGCCAATCGCATCATCTAAAAAACTCATCCAAACCTCGCCAGCCTGTAGCCGGGTCGCCCACGGCGTTTGTTATTGAGCGTTGCCAGTCGTCGCTCCCATTCCTGACGGCCTTTTCTGATTTCCGACAGGTTTTCGAGCGTCATCTGCTGCCCGTTGAAAGTGATTGATTTCCCCTCCAGAACAGACAGCTCGGCTGCAGCATAGCGGTCGATCATGTTTTGAATATCTGCTGGATTCACACCCAACCTCCTGACGAAGACCACGGATTAGCCTGCTCGGTTACGGGCTTCTCACGTTTTGGTTTTGGTTTAGATTTCGGCGCAGGCGGCGGGGATGGCATTTCGCCAGCTTCCGTCTGCGTGTCCTCGATCCACGTTTCCCGCCGTGCCCACTCAGGAGCTGACGGCCATTTGATTTTTTCGTAACCACTAAGGATGGCGAGCGCGTCGGCATAAACGAGCAGGTCAAATGCTTCGTTTGCGCCCCGGCCGGGCTTACTCCATTTCCCTTCATTCGAGCGTTCCTCATACGTCAGTTCGTCATAGAACCAGCTGCCCAGCCAGGCGGGGAAATGCACATAGCCAGGGCCGGGTGAATCACGCCACAGCGCATTATTCACCCGGTCTTTAAGGGCATCGGTCTGGAGAAGATAAAGAGGCACATCACCAGTCGCCTGTGCGCGGCGCGTTGATCTGCCCGTGTTGTCGGGAAACGTTCGCTGGATAAGTTTGCTGCGCCTGACGCTGTCCCCTTTGAAGAGATAGATACGCTTACCCAGCCCCTCACGGCGACATCTGCGCCAGAACTTGTAGGCATTATCCGTCACGCCATCTTCGCCCCCTGAGTCCACGGCCATCGACATCAGCCGCATGCCCTTTGATGGGTCAGCTGCGAGCGGCCACGTTTTATCAAAGACGTCAGTGAGTAAAAGATCCCAGTCCTCCGGATAGCTCGCCGGATCCACCTGAATGCTTTCACCGTTGCCGTCGCAGCGCAGCGAATGCCGGATGTTGTAACGGTCAACTATCCAGCGCTCACCCATACTTCCATAACCCGTAATCTGCACAACAAAGCGCCGGTTGCGCCCGGCCTGCACGTCCACGGTCGCAGTGAGAAACTGCACGCCGTTCGGTACCGAACGTTTTGGGACGTCTTCGGCACGCTGCTCGAGCAATTCACTTTTACGCTGCTCCATGCTGGCTCGCGGCAAATAGGGCCTGCCGAAATCGGTGTTGATCACCGTCTTCAGGGTTTCTTCGCTGCGCGTGGATTCATATTCCTGCTCGGCGGTCAGAAACTTATAAATAAGCTGCGCCCAGGTCTGGTAAGCAGCTGCCGGACCTTCCATCCAGAAGGAGGCAATACGGGAACGACGGCCATCACCGCTAACCAGGCCTTTCCTGTCGATGGTTTGCCCGTCCCGGAGCCAGACACATTTCATGTTAAGCGCACGCTTCATGTCCGGTGTGATCCTGCCTTTACAGGCAGGGCACTGAAGAAACGCCGCTTCGCTGGCAAGCACAGGATCGCTGCTGTCGCGGTATCCGGTCATATTGTCCATTTCCGGCTGGAAATATTCGCCGCAATGCGGGCATGGCCAGTAAAGACGACGGCGGTCACCACGGTTATAGAGCGATAAAATTCCGGTGGTCGGAGGGGCTTCATGGGGCGTGGAGCGCCGCCATTTTGTGTCTCTGATATCCCTCCCGGGCGAGCTCTCAACCAGCGTCATCCCGGAGGACATGAATGTCGTGGTTCGTTTCGATGCCAGTGAAAAAGCATCCCCCTCCCCGTCGATATCTTCCGGAAAGCGGTCATAATCCGTCAGCGCCACACTTTTATAGTCCGAGGACGACATGATATTGACGGATGGCCAGCCCAGCTTCAGATAGTTACCGGCGCGGAATGTACGGTCGTAGACGTTGTTATCGTTACGTCTTGGGCTTAGCCGGGTTTTAACTTCAGGGCTACAGCGAAAAGTACGGTCCAGGCGTTTTTTGGAATGCTCGCGCGCTTTTTCCTCAGATACCTGAATTACAAGCATATCTGCCGGATCGCAGACAATGTTATAAACGATCCAGCCGTCAATCAGCCCGATGGTTTTACCCGTTCGCGCTGGGCCCACAAACACAACCGCATCGTATTCACGCGATGCCAGACAGTTCATCGGCTCAATCACATAGGGTGCCAGATCCGGATCCCACGGAACTGAGTTTCCCGCCCCCATTGGCACGCGCATATAAGTACTGACCGCATCGGCCACCGGCATACGACGCGGGGCTCGTAAAATACCGGAAACATCGCGGCGGATGTCCCTGGCGGATGCCCGCTTTGCCATCAGTCCTCCTCAGGCTGCTCCTCCTCTTTTCCAGCGTCCTGCACCTTCTCCGCCATCTGGTCGCGCAGATCATCGATAACGCTTTGCACACGAACTACCGCAGCAGGCGTTAAAGCACAGTCGCGCTCGAGCACATCCGGGAGGGTTTCAAGTACCATGACGACGGCTTTCGCCATCAATGAGAATTCTCGCGCCACTTCATCTGCGGGTATTAACTGCCCCGTATCCTGTTCGAACTTCAGCCTCTCGTTCTCTGCTTTCCAGTGGGACAGCCTGTCAGAAGGGGGCATATCGTCGATGTTGGCCGAAACGGTAGGGATCATCAGTTCGGTCAGAATGTCGGTCACCAGATAGAGCTTTAACTTGCTATTGCTGCCTGGAGCAGGTTCAACATTTTTCAGTCTCGCGGCAACCGTCTGACGGTGTACGCCGGTTATCCCTGCCAGCTGGTTGATATTGAGTTTTAAAGTGGCAATTTCCTGGTCCATGATGGTGAACACTTTTTGAACGATTCGACATGTTGCGAAAATGGCCTCTAATTAAATCAAAGACCTGCGCACATGATGATGATGACCCTGGATCCGAAAAACTAGCCGTTTCCCGCGAGCGCGCCGCCCCGTGGTAGGCAACCCCGCCGGGAGGACCCATAAGAAAACACAGGTCCGACCGCCGTTTTGAATTCTCTTCTAAACGACTCTAGTTTGATTTGAGTATGCAATACGCGTAAAAAAGCCCCGCATAGGCGAGGCTGGAATCAGACAGGGGGGATTAAGACTGGATATTCCAAATCATTGCGTTACCGTTATGATTTTCAATGATTTTTGCCAGTGGTGCTCCACCAAAAGAATGCATGTAGCTGTGATGTATAGTCAAAACCAAATCTTGAAGTACTTGATCACTTTCAAGTTCGGTAACATTCAACCCAATTTTCTGCGCCTTATCAAAATGAATATGACGCGAGTGGGTATAGGTTGTGTGATGGTTGTTTAACTCTGAACAAACATGTGTTGCTTTTGATTCTGCCTCAGGATCATTATCAAACATGCCTGTCATAAGCCAATGCTTAACAATCTCATTTGCCCATTTGATTGCTTTCTCACACTCGCCGATGATCGTCGGGTTTAGCTTTTGAAGAATGAACTGCCACATCTGAACAGCTGCGGGATTTTGAAAAATTTCCGTCTGCGCACGATTCCATTCTTCAATGATGGCATGGGTGGAGAAACCGTTGAACTGAGGATCAATTGGGCCAATGTTGGACTGTTTACCCATGATGATTTCATTGGCACAACATGCAAGCATAGTTCCGCAGGACATTGAAATCATAGGAACAATTGCTCTGATGTTAGTTCCAAACTTCGACCTTAAGTAATGCCCGATTGATTCCAAAGCGGCAATATCACCACCTGGAGTATGAAGTATCAAATCCAACCCTTTTGATACATCTAAACCATTGATGGCTGTCATCAACCCGTTCTTATCATCATCAGTCATCTGAGTAAGATGGCGTACTTCTGCACCACCATGCTGTAACCACCCTGAGTAATATGTGATTACATTTCTTCCAGTATGATTCGAAAGTTGAGATAAGTATTTACGGCGAACCTCATCCATAGGACTTTTATGGGCGAGAGCCGTTATCTCGCCCAGTACGTCGCTCCAATTAGGCATAAATCAGTACGTGTAAAGTTGATGACTTGTAGTTTGGTTTTGCTTCGATTGTGTAGCGGTACCTTGTGAGTACCAAACACCTGTGTTTCCACTCGTACTAGTTTGCTGTGCCATTACACGAGAAGCGAAGTTGTTAACAGTTTCACCAGTCAACATTTCTGCCGGTTTGATATTGTAAACATCGTAGAACTCAGCTGGGGTCATAATGATAGCTCCTTTTATAGCGCTACATATAGTGCCTGTGCCAAGGGGGACATACTATATGTGCCATTGTTGTCATATTTAAATGTGCAAAAAGCCTCAAAAGAGGCTTGAAAAAGATGCAAAAATACTATCTATGACGTGACTATAGCTACTTACCCACAGTTTATACAAGCCAAAAATGCTAAATTCAGATAATCCTATTCGCTGAAAAACTACACAAAAGCTACGTTCATCTTGTCATTAGATAACGTCAGTAACTTTCACTGGATCTAAGCCATTGGTGAAAAAGCTAATTGCATGATGAAGCACTGTAATGTAGCAGTTGAGGTTGTTAAATGAGAATCACCCTAACAATGTCAACGGACATTATTCATTTTCGTAACTTCTCAATCTCTCGTATACCCGCCAGGTTATTGTTGCCCTTCTCAATAACAGCCAGCAAAGGTTCAATCCAGAGGACGGCCTGGCAATACGTCATTGAGCTGGCGGCAGCGGTACTATCATCGGTTGCGTTAGTGTTCCCGGTATCGGGGTGCATTGCGCTGGCACGTAAACGGTACGCGTATTTGAGCAGCCCACCAGCGACATCAGCAGGAACAGGCAGATCACAGGTCTTTTCACGTCGGAGAATCTCCCGGTATTCGATGACAGTTTTCTCAGTACCGGCATCGATCAGCGAGTTAAGGCGGTTGGCGTTCTCTGCTATCTGGTTAAACCGATTGAAGTTGAAAGCCTGTGTAGTTATCACCGTCGCCTGCAGCGCGTTATCATTACGTAATACCCGATTCTCACTCTGTTCTGTTTCAAGAGCTGAGCGGCTACGAACCAGTAATACGCTAAGCACTGCAATAATGATTACGACAGCCACCAGCAGAACCGCAACAATCGTAATTTTTCTGGGTTTCATCAGAATACCCCCGGAACTGATACCGGAATGCCAGGGTTAAGCGGCCCGAGTCCATCCCCCAGAACCTGAGGTTTCTCTGCCCACAGGCAAACTTCACGCTCAATCTCACGCCTCGTGATTAAACCCTTCCACTGTTTGTCACCAGCATAGATCCAGCGCCGCAGTTGTTCGCATGCGCCTTTCGAATCACCCTGGTTGATTTTTCGTAACAGTGTGGAGGTTTTGAAGTTTCCCGCGCCTACGTTATACGCAAATGAGTACAGCGCCCCTCTCATCGTTTCGGGGATCGGAGCATTGATATATGGGTTAATCTGTCGGGCGACAATATTCAGGTCTTTATCCAGCAGCGCCTGGCACTCTGCTTTGGTGTAGGTCTTGCCGAGGATAATATCTTTACCAGTATGGCCCCAGCATACAGTCCACACTCCAACAACATCCCGATAAGGCTGATAGCGTACACCTTCAAGGCCATCATTACCCGTTGGGCCAGTAATCAACGCCGCAGCGATAGCAATAGCGCCAGCGGGTATCGCTGCAATAACGCTATTCTTCAGCTTTGGTGGCATAGCCATTGCGCCGATCCTCCCGTTCTTTCCAGCGGAAATACCAGTTCACTGCACAGGTAATAACAGTGCATGCGATACCGACAATAATTGCCCAGTCGCTCAGGCTTAACCCTGCAATTCTGTCGGCCAACATCCAGGACACCTCTTTTGCTGTTTTAGCTGTTTCGGCATATGCCTTCGCTGATACACCGCAGCCGGTCAGCGTGGTTCCTGTTCCATATGAAAGTCTGCTGTAAATGGTGCTCATTCTGGTCATAGCCTCACCTCCGATTTTTCGGATGGCGCTGTGTGTGTTTGAAAAGGGTCAGGCTTCACGGGCTGGATTTATCAACAAAGCACGTAGCGGATGATTCCCGTGAGCCTGAAATTGATGAATATGTCTGAAATAACTAGACCATTAGTAAAACAACTCGATAAATGTGGTTAAATGAGACTACGTTCTCACAACTTAATTAGTACCAATGATTATCAAGCCCTGCCCCTACTGCGGAAAGTTAATTAACCCAGAATCACTTGTGTGTAGCCACTGCCGGATAGTGAATCCTTTTGTGAAGGCCAGCAGAAGAGAAAAAGCGAAGAATGTATTAGTAATCGCTCTCGTTGCTGCTTTTTTAATTTGGATGATTCTCTGAGTTGCCAGTTTTCAATGAAGATAATGCGGGCAAAAAAAGCCTGCTCGGACGAACAGGCATGAAAAATAACAATACCGTCAAGGAGGTGGCGCCGGGTGCCTCCCGGTGGAACAGCCCCAGCCGACTAGTTCCGCGCAAACAAACCTGGACAAAAAAGTTTGACTGGTCGCCCCTCCGCATAGGGGGATTCACCACACGAATAGATTAACAACATGTTAATTTTCTGGTCAATAAGATATAAGCAAATGATGACATGCAGTTTTCTTATTGCTGAGTAACTTCAATCTGGTTCAGGGCTCTGCGCGGAAGGGCTTTGACGTGTCGTGCAGCACGTCTCTACCCAAGAGCCCTGACCGGATCGCAGGCATAAAAAAGCCCCGGCGGATTGCCGAGGCTAATTTTACAAACTGGTATATGACTATCATCTTCATGCCGCCACTTAAAGTTAAGGCAGCATATCAAAGTAGACTCAAATATGACGTATTTAATTGACTTTTGCAAGACCCTGCTGCGAAAAAGTCGCTTTTTGTTGTGATCGTGTTCTCACAGCACAGAGAAGAGAGTCGCTATCAAGCCGCTTAAAAATGGCGCACATAGCCCGCCAGTAATCAGCGTAGTTATGGCACCAGTTATCAGGCTTAACGCCACACAGGGCTGCAAGGTCCTGGTGCTGATATACATACTTACCCGCCAGCTCTGCTTTCACGTCCTGTGCCGCCAGCCATATCAGTTTCTTCAGCCGCTCCATCGTCTTGCCGGCCACTTTCTTAGCGCCGAGTTGATCACGGAATTCTTCCCATGCCCACTGTGTTATCGCTACCTGATACTCAAAGCGGATATTGTCGCTGTAGTTCCACAGCAACCAGGATTTCTGGTGGTCTTCCAGCGACAGGAGGGCGCGGCGCCAGCTGGCTGTCGAGTATTCAACGGGCAGAACGAGAGCGATTGAGGAACCCTTAGCGCGGGACTGGCTGCCGCTCATCGGCGGTCCATCCGGGTTAACCATTTTTTGCTTCACCTCGCTATACACCTTCTTCCGGCCACGGCTGCGCGCCGTAGCGGTAAATTGCGCGTTCTCTGCAAAAGCTACCAGTTGCCCTTTCGTCGCACCACTCAGATCGGCGGTGGCCACTATCAGCTGCTGGCGAACAAATTCCAAGTATTGAGCTGTCATGCTGCTTCTCCCAGGCGCTTATAGATACGGACGAAATTGCGTAATATTTTGTAGTCGACCAGCACGGTGCCGCGGCTACGCAGGAGGCGAAGCTTTTGCCAGCGGTCGCGGATGCGTTCGATAACGTCACGGCTCATGCGGACTCCATTTCAGTAATGGTTAGCTCAAGCCGCCCACCTTTGACGACAGGCATTCTCTTCACGCTGTAGTAGTCAACCTGCTGGTCATCGAGCCAGAAACCCGATTTCGTCAGGGCGTCGAATGCTGCCTTTTGCAGATTGTCCAGGTCACGGCGCCGGCGATCCGGCATGTGACACTCAATACGGATTTTCAATGGCGTGGCCAGGCCGATATCAAGCATCGAGTCTTTGATGATTCTGGCGACGCTGTCGCGGTATGCCTGCCCTTCCGCGCTGATGTGTGTGCGTCCCCGGTTGTGCCGGTAGTAGCGGTTGTTGCTTGGCGGCCAGGGTAATGAAATGCGATATTGGTTCATGCTTTTATCAACCCCTCTTTCATCCAGATAACCTGCGTTCTGGCCATTCCCTCCAGCGCGCACTCCTTCGCATACTCCGCATCTACCAGGCGCGTGCGGCGGTCTATTTCATCGTGACAGGATGAACAGGCGATAGCGGCGAGCAGATCAGGCGGCTTAATCCCCGTCCCGCACAATCCAGCAATGCGGATATGGGCCAATACCGTGGTTTCAGGGTTGCCGTTGCAGACGCCCGGGATGCGAACCTGGCATTCACGACCGCGAGCTGCTTTACGAAGATTGGCCATGCTCACCCCCATATACGTTGACGAAGTGATCGCGGAGTATGCTCCGGGCGAACACAAACCGGCAGCCGGGCGCTGACCGTCCAACTCAGATAATCCGCGTTAAGGCTTTTCTCTGTGACAATGCCTCGCGCCTGATATCTGGACACTAACTGTTCGGCCTGCTCGGTTGTGCAGTCGGGATGCTGGAACCATGAGTATTTCATCGCCATCACCCCGCAAAGCTCAGCAGCTGACTGGCGGCGTTTTCAGCCTCAGCCGGCGAGTGGAACTTGCGACGCAGAATGTAGTTCCAAAGCACATTCAGCACTGATTTGTAGACGCCGTTAAACTGGCTGTCGTCCATGCTGGCGAAGGAGATCGACTTTGCGACACGACGACGGCTGCCGTCAGGCATCTGGTATTCGTCATAAAAGCCAGCCTGAATGGTTGCCCACTCGCGGAAGGATTCGAAGTGTTTCAGCAGCGCCATATCGCGGGAACGGGATATACCGACCGAGGAGAGATACATCTCCGCGGCATTCTGGAGTGCAGCGCGCTGATCGAGGTCGGATGAGAGAAAGTCGATAAAACCGGATATGAGGGTACGCTCCGCGGGCTCAATGAGACCACCGGAAGGCGTCCAGTAGTGATACCCGAGAGTCAGAAGTTTGAAGAACTTCTTGTGGAATGCGTAATTCCTGGGCTTGCGGAACTCACCGCAAAGCAGTTGCCCTACGGGGATAAGTTGCAGGTATTCGCTGGTTCCCGGCTCTGCGGGAATCAGTACGTTTTGATAACTTTTCTCAAATTGCAGTGTTTGCGCCATGTGTCCCCACTTGGCGCCGGGGTAAAGTTGTCAGTTGTCCAGACTGACTAAGTAATTATCGCCCGTCGCGGGGATAAAAGCAAAATGAGCATATACGAGAAAATCGCTATTTCTTGGCGTTCTGCTCAGCCATTTCCAGATAGCGCGGATCGGATGCGCGGGGAAGCTGGATGCTCTGCTCGCGGTAGTAGCGGACGCGCTCCATGAAGTAGTCCCGCAGGTGTTCAGGCTGTTGTCTGGCCACCACTTCGGCGACAACCGGCATGTTCAGGCGTTCTTTGTAAGCGACGCCGGACGCGGCGAGGTCAACGTTGACTTTGTCCTGCTCGTCTTTCGATTTGGCTGCTATGTTCCAGGATGATGTTGTCAA